TCCTTATAAATTGCTGCATTAAACACCATCCGCATGAACAACTGCTCAGGTGTGCCGTCGCCGCTGCCGTAGCCGTAGCCGCTGCCGCTGCCGTCGCCGCTACCGTCGCCGTAGCCGATGCCGTAGCCGCTGCCGCTGCCGCTGCCGTCGCCGATGCCGTAGCCGCTGCCGCTGCCGTAGCCGCTGCCGCTGCCGCGGCCGTCGCCGTAGTCGCCGCCGTAGTCGCCGCCGTAGCCGTTTAATTTAAGTAGCTCCATGCTGCACCTTACAGGTTATCCTCATATCCTTATAAATTGCTGCATTAAACACCATCCGCATGAACAACTGCTCAGGTGTGCCGTCGCCGTAGCCGCTGCCGCTGCCGTTGCCGTTGCCGTCGCCGATGCCGCTGCCGATGCCGCTGCCGATGCCGCTGCCGTAGCCGTAGCCGCTGCCGATGCCGTTGCCGTTGCCGCGGCCGTAGCCGTTGCCGCTGCCGTTGCCGTAGCCGCCGCCGTAGCCGCTGCCGCCGCCGTAGCCGTCGCCGTAGCCGTAGCCGCTGCCGTTTAATTTAAGTAGCTCCATGCCAAGTCTCTAGTTTGGTAGTTGTTCCTTCGCGTAGGAAGGCTAAACCTTTCTCGGTGATGCGCCAAGAGACTTCGCCGGTGTCGACGAACTCTATAGACCCGTACAGCAATAAATTCACCTGGGGCATAATACCCACTCTCTGTCGTATGTGATACAACTCACCAGGACCGAACTGACCACCCTGCATTACCATCACGGCAAGTATCTGCCTGATCGCTTCGTCTTCAGAACTCTTCGTCGTCATTGAAATCTCCCGCAAGTAACTCGTCTGGTATGACGATCTCAGGTTTGCCGTCCTCGTCGTGGCTGGTGTAAAAATAAAATGACTCTTCGACTTCATCCATGATCCTCTCCTTTGATAAACGCCAAGCCTTTATCTGTTAGGCGGTACTCAAGTGAGGCTATACCACAGCGGACTAAAAAGTTCTCTGTCCGTGCATCAGCTAAAGACACCCCACTACCACGCACATACCACAACCCGCCGGGCGTACTAGCATCATATGGATCACCTGCCTCTGTCCCAAAGTACATCAGCCACGTTGCCAAAAACTGGCGCATCTCGTCGTCATCCATGGTCTTCTCCTTTCAGGAAGGCTAATGCTTCTGGCGTAAGTTTAAACTCTAGCCTATCCTTTTCGCGCGAGTCGAAGTAGTTCGGAAGCGTCTTACAGTGATAAGCACTTGATATATACCATTGGTGTACTGGCGGATAGAAAGGACAGCACCAATCTGCACCACAGTGCATCAGCCACTCAGCTAGGAACAGGCGGAGGTCGTCTTTGTTCATCGTTTGCTCGTGCGAAGCACGCCTCAATATTGATTGGGTTCAGATACCACAGCGCACCAGTACGCGTATCACGCACCGCCAGGTAAATGGGGTACATCTTACCTTCATCTGGCGCCCTATACTCAGTCATTGGGTTGTCCATCAGTGTCTCCTTTCAGGAAGGCTAGCCCTTTCTCATTCAACTGAGCTGGGCCATCCTCGTCGTCGTAGTTGAAATACTGAAGTAGTGGGGGATCCAAGGCTACCCAGTCATGGGGGATTTCATCATGGTACCAAGCACACGCGCTTCGAGTAGGCCACGTAACTGAATCGGTGCCGAAGTGCATCAACCAACCAGCTAGAAACAGGCGAATCTCGGCGTCAGTCATGATCTTCTCCTTTCAGGAAGGCTAAGCCTTTCGGAGTTATGGCTATGTTGTTAGATGTACCGGAGCAGATATACCCAGCGCCAAAAAGACTAACTCTATAAGCGCCCAATTAGCGTTTGAGCTGTATAAAGTCTCCGAAAGACATATCCTCACTCATAGCGAGTACTGCCAGTACCTGCCTTATTGCTTCATCGGTTCCACTCATCTCGTACTCCTTGACGAATCTCTTTTGAGAACACCGCCCCAAGGGCTAAGGCAACGACCAGACCTGCGGAGAGGCCGAGGCAGTAGAGATAGATAATGATCGCGGTTGTCATTCTGATTCTCCTTCAGGTTTTCTGTACTCGTAGAACGCTACGCATACGTTGATAAGAAACATCACGGCGACAACCGTGCCCAGCACGATAGCTGCAACGAACAGCATCACGAAGCCGATGAACAATACTATTAACCCGATGGCCTGTGTCATATCGCCTCCCCGTTCAGGTAGAGTTGCCAGTTCTTCTGCGTCAACTTTGCGCCGAGCGCGCGCAGACGACTCTTTGTTGTTACCGTAGGCCAGCGGCGCAGTGTATCCGTGTTTACCTCAACCCCGCCGTGCTGCCAGAAGTTTGCTATGTGGTGGCCGTGCAGGTACACCCTGGCATGTGTGCCAACGAAGTTACCCTTATGTGCGGGTTCGTGTTGATACTCAACTCGGGTGTTGGACAAAGACCAGTCACGCTTGTCTTCAATCGCCTTCAGCATTTTGCGTTCGATCTCTCTCATGATTACCTCTTTTTCTCTTCCAGCATCACTACCTGATCCGGGCCGAATGAGTGCACCTTCACTTCGGTGACGCTCGGTATGCAAGACTGAATTTGCCTGGCCGCGTCTTCGGCGGTGTCGGCTTCTTGCTTAATGATCACAATGCATGTGTATGTCTGCATGATTACCTCCAATAAGTAAGCATAGCACCTTTTAGCACCCGGCCGATAGTGTCTGGCGTGCCGCCCATCGGATCGTCATATACATGCGAGGCCATATGCATGTCATTAAATCCTAAATCGGTGTATACGATCCGTTTGCGGGTGGGTGGCGGGTAGCTCGCCGGTTCATCTCCTCGCCAAGCCCAATATAAAACCATATCTTCCCACATGATCATCTCCTTTAATTAAGTATGCGTAGCGTTCTACGCGTTCGTTTTGTTGCTAAACCTCTGATTTATGAGTCTATTATACTCTTTGTTTCCAGCATTGTCAAGTTTCGTACTTTCGTTTTATTAAGAGTAATTCAGCGGCTTCGCGCACTGCACGCTCCCGCGCTCGTTCGTCGGCACGTTGTTGTTTACGCTCTTTGGCGCGCTGTTTGCGAACAAGTGTCCGTTCACGTTCAATAGCCAGGGCGAGCTCAACCGCTTCCCGGATGGTCTTGGCTTTCTTTGCGCGTTCGCGCTTGCGTTTCAACTTCGCAGCTTTCGCATTGGCGATGCGTTTCTCGATCCGCTTCTCCATGGCAGGTGTCCAGCCGTATGCGTAATCAATCCTGGTCATGATTAACTCCGTTAATACGGGCAAGGCCTGCTTCGTTAAGAAACAGTCTACTGTCATTCATGCGCGTTACGTAAGCTTTAATATGGCTGTATAGCCAACTAGTCGATACATCATCAAAATACCAGCGCGCGGCGGGGTTGCTACGGGTCAACAATACCGGCTCCGTCCCATGGTGCAGCAACCAGAGGACTAGCATCTGTTTGATCTCATCGTCAGTCATAATTTTCCCCCGCAGTGAGGACACGTCTTGTCCAGCATGCCCGCCCGCCGCAGGCGGTTACGCACGGCGCCAGGTGTAGTGTTGTATCGCGCGGCGATCTCTGTCGGGGTGTCACCCATACTGAAGTCTACCAGAACTTGGTCGGCCAAGTGGGGCGCCAATCGGCGGTGCTGTGCGCGTGGTTTCTTGGGCGGGGCCTCAACGGGTTCCAGCGGGGTAATCTGTTTGGTGTGCTGATCCCCCCAAGCGGTGTACTCCGCACGGGTCATACCATATTTGGTATAAAACTCGCGGTCGGCATCGGTCACCGGCGCCGGGTTTGTGGGGGCATCATCATAGTGGGCGAGGATGTCATAGGGCTGATTTGTCATGATTTCTCCTTAGTAGAGTAAACGCATTATATGGAAGTACGAGGTACATGTCAATGTGCGGCGTACATAAAAATAAAAGTACGACATACAAACCCAAATGTACGCCGTATATGTAGTGAAGTATGCCGTACATCATCGAAGTGCGCCGTACAAAGGGTGAAGTACGCCGTACATCGTCGAAGTGCGTCGTACATTTGGGTTTGTACGTCGTACAAAGGGGTGAAGTGCGCCGTACATATGCTGAAGTACGTCGTACATCGGGTTTATTAAGGAAAATTAGGTACACGTGACACGCCCTGTATTTACTGGGGTAGTGGCCGAAAAAGTGGGTTTTTTCCAAGGTACACGAGCGGGCATTGGGAGGTAGCCGAAAAATGTTAAGGGTGCGGATGACTTTACTTTCAGGCTACACCCCAAGCGCAGCGGGCTTTCTAGCTTTGGGGCACGGGAGGAGAGGTGTTTTTCAGAAATATATATCTCTGGGGAAATTGTGTGTCTGTCTATTATATATATTATTTACCCTCTTTCTATATATATATGTTTCAGGAAAACAACGCCTCGGCTGGGGAATGCCGTAAATACGGGGTTGCGGTGTCTTTTATTAAGATGCTTTGATAAAACGCAGCTACAGTGGCGGGCAAAAACTCAGTAGACACCGGCTTCGTAGCCGAAAACACGACCTTAGTAGTTTTCTTGTGTTATAATGCGTGCCTCACAAGGAGGAAATATGCGCGAGACCTACGACGAAGCAACCCAGCAATGCACCGCATGTGGCCATGCGTTCCTGGAATCGGAATTCATCAAGAAGCGGATGGAATGTAAGAAATGTGTCGCCCGTGCCTTGTCCAGGAAGTGCATGCGGAAGAAGTATGCACGGGACAAACTGAGGGAATCTGTAATGGCCCGTTCAGGACGCGCCAAAGAGGTCGCCAAGGCACTTTTAGCGCGGTCACGGCTTAGGGTAGCCAAAAAACGTTTTGGCGCCTTGGTGGGGCCTCACAAGTACCGGCTGGGGGTTTTGAGTAAACAACTGCAAACGACAAAAACGATGCAAGCCATCGAAGCGCGAAAACTGATCATTGCTAAATATGAAGCGGCCTATGCAAAACAGATTGAACTCATCCGGCAAGGTGTTTTGCCTGACGATATAACCAAATACTTATAAACGCCCGCAACACGAACAAGTGTCAAAATGTACGCGTAGCAATCTACGCGTACACAGGGCGAAAAAAAGCCCGCCTTTCGGCGGGGTAAATTTTGGCTTTTCATTTAACGCCCCATAAACCACAAAAGGCGTGCAGCATTTTATCGGCGGGCTGATTAGAGTTTGTTAATGAATTGTCCGGCAAACCCTAACCCGTGCATCAAGATCATCCGGCGCGCCCTTCATAATTTCTTGGGAGCGGGCTTCGCATTGCACCAGCAACTGCGCAATGGTTGTGCCTTGTTGATCCGCGACTTCTTGCGGGTGGATTGTGCCTTCTTGCAGCTCGAATTCGAGTTCTGCGCGCAGTGTTTTTTGCTTATCCATGGTTGCACCTCATTGGTTGATTGCACGCGTAGAAGTCTACGCGTACTAGGTTTAATTACTCGGCCTTTGTTTGCAGGTGTTTCAGTTCTGCCAGCAGTGCCGCACCACGCAATTGCGCCTCGCGCACGTCGGCCTGGAATACATCCGGCATGCGGGTCAGTACGGCCGTCAATTGCTCGATATACCGCGCTTCGTTCGCCGCAAAACGGACTTGTGCCCGTTTTTCTTCGCGGGCTTCCTTGCCTTCAGCCAGTATTTCCGCCTTGATCGCCGCACGCAGCGCCTTTTCATCGGCTTGCGGTTCCTTTTTCTTCGCGGCTTTAACGGCTTTTTCAACTTCACGATTGACTTGTGCGCGCTCTTTTTCGGCTTCGGCCTTTTTCTGGTCACGTACCGTTTCAGACTTCGGACTAACCCATTCAGCTTTCGCGTTATCAGTTTTGATCCCCTGCATGATTGCCAAGCGTGCACGCTCCATAACTTCGGTTTTGTCTTCGCCGGGGTAATCTTTGAAGCGGGCTTCAACCACTGCACGCACGAACTCAGTGCGCCGGCGATCATACTCCTTCAACAAAGTATCAGAGCATACATTGCTTTCGATACCCTCGCGCAGACTCGCCGCGCAAGCCGTATAAATGCTTTTGTGAGTCTTGTTTGCCTTATCGAAGGCTTGATCAGCCGCGATAGCCTTTTGAACAATCTCAGATAACTTGCTAGCTGACATGACTGACACAACCGCCGCGCCTTTGGATACTTCGGTATTGGGCTGAGTTGTTTGGTTGATAACTGGGTTAGTTTGTTTGGTAGCTGTTTTCATTTGGTAATCTCCATTAATAAAGTAATAAGGTATTAGATGATTAGAATCAATCAGCTAATGGTTACCACTATACGCTTGTTTGACTGGAATGTCAAGTGCGCGTAGGCGCCTACGCGTACCCCACGGGGGAGGTATAACCCCTTTTTTCGCGCACGCAGCGGCCATCCTATACTCCCAGTTTTTGCCTCGCAACACCCAATATTGTCAAGTTGGTACATTGTCAAGCGGCAGAAGACCCCCCCCCTCCCCCCAGAAAAGACCTGTCTGAAAAAATTTTTTACAAATCCTGGTCCGCATGGTATAAGCCACCCATCCAGTCCTGAACTGCGCACCGCCCTATGGAAAGCTTGCTCGAACACCTGATACGAATGCCTGAAGACTTGGGAACCTACGAACCCACGATCGAACGCGCCCCAGCGAAAGAGCTGATACGCGACGCGAGCAGCGACCGCGAGCTGATCAAGGCGAAGGCAAAGACCACGGCCACTATGCTTCAGCACGGCCTCGAAGCTACCATCGACGACGCGGAGAACGACAAAGCGCTGCAGCAATTCCACCGGCACATCCAGCAACTCCCGATCGAACCCCATACCCTGAACTCCCCCGCAGTGGTGCTTAAGCTGACAGCACTATTGTCCGAGTATGACCATGAGGTTGTGCAGGATGCCGCCCAGATGCGGACGTACATCACTAACCGGCTGCTTGAAGAGTCAGGTCCGGACAAACCAGCGAATGTGCGCATGCGCGCGCTGGAGAACCTAGGCAAGATCACCGGGGTGGATCTGTTCACTGAGCGCAGCGAGGTTACCGTGAAAACAATTACCACCGAGAACCTGGAGCAGCGGCTGCATGATCGCCTGCGGACATTGATGCCAGACGAGTATCGGAGAATAATGGAAGAGAACCCCACCGATGCTTAACGACCTGAACCCAGATCAGCTGCGTGGGATTATGCAGAACCTGCACAAGCTGCCGCCGGCCGCCCAGGCGGAGACGCTTGAAATTCTGGATGAGCTAATCAACCGGAGAGCATCGGTGCAGGCAAAGGATTCGTTACTGGCGTTCGCGCATAAGGTTGCGCCGGCGCTGCAGATCGAGACAGAGCCGAAAGTATTCATGGTCGGGCCACACCACAAGCGGCTGGCGAAACTGATGGACGCCGTGGCGCGGGGCGAGAAGAAACGGATACTGCTGTCGATCGCACCACGCTTCGGCAAGAGTCTGATGAGCAGTTACTTATTCCCGGCGTGGTATCTGGGCAAGTTCCCGAACCGGCGGATCATCATGGCATCACATACCGGCGACATGGCAACCGGCTTCGGCCGGAAAGTCCGCGACCTGATCGATACCCCCGAGTACCGGGAAGTATTCCCGGAAGTCTCGTTGAAGGCGGATAGCAAGGCCGCGGGGCAGTGGGCGACAAACAAAGGCGGCGAGTATTACGCGGTGGGTGTCGGTGGCGCGCTGGCCGGGCGCGGTGCGAACCTGGTTGTGATCGACGATCCGTTCTCGGAGCAGGTGGTAATGGCCGGCAATACGGATGTGTTCGACGACGCCTGGAGTTGGTTCCAGACAGGTCCGCTGCAGCGCTTGGCGCCAGACGGCGCGTGCATAATCATCCATACACGATGGAACAAAGGAGATCTGATCGGTCGGCTGATCAAGCAGATGGAGACTAATCCGGACTCCGAGCAGTGGGAAGTGGTAGAGTTTCCGGCGATCATGGGCGATGGTACCGAGGACCAGAAAAGTTTATGGCCTGAGCGGTGGCCGCTTGAGGCGCTGCTGCAGAAGAAGGCCAATATGGCGCCGCAGTTCTGGCAGGCGCAGTACATGCAGAATCCTACCTCGGTGGAAGGGGCGCTGATCAAGCGCGAGTGGTGGAGAGCATGGGAGAAGGATGACCCCCCCGACTGCGAATATGTGATCGCCAGTTTAGACGCAGCTCAGGAAGCCCATAACCGCGCGGACTTCAATGCATTCCAGGTATGGGGTGTATTTTACGACGACCGGGAAACAGCGAACATTATCCTGCTAAATGCGTGGAAGCGCCGGATGGAGTATCCGGAGTTGAAGAAAACCATGATGCAGGAGTACGAACGGTGGCAGCCAGACTCGTTTGTGATCGAGAAGAAGAGCTCCGGTTCGGTACTGTTCCAGGAGATGCGCGCGGCCGGTGTGCCAGTGAGTGAGTTCACCCCCGGCAAGGGTAATGATAAGATCGCGCGTGTGAACTCGGTTTCTGATATATTCTCATCCGGACTGGTCTGGGCGCCTATGGAGCGCCGCTGGGCACTGGAGGTTGTTGAAGAATGCTCCGACTTCCCAAACGGTGAGCATGATGACCAGGTAGACGCGATGACACTGGCGATTCGCCGGTTCAGGACGGGCGGTTTTATTCGTCTCCCGACAGATGAACGCGATGAGGAAGATTCGTTCCGCCGGAAAACTAGATATTATTGAGAGGAAAGAGCATGATTGTACCTTCGATGCATCAAGATTCACGCAAAGAACTCACCGGTGAGGAAGATCCGATGGATATCGAGGTCGTTCTGCCGCCCGATGACGAGGATGAGGGCACTGACGAACACAGTTTGGTTGATGACCCGGCTGAAATACTTCACGATGAGTTCTATAAGAACATTGCTGAGGACCTGGATACTGAAATCCTTGGAAAAATCGCCGAAGAAGTCGCGGAAGCGTACGATAATGACCTCCGTTCCCGCGCAGACTGGGAAAAAATGCTGGAAGAGGGTATCAAACTGCTCGGTTTGGGGCTGGAAGAGCGCACGGAACCTTGGGATGGGGCCTGTGGCGTCGTACACCCCCTGATGGCCGAGGCAGCGGTGCGTTTTCAGGCTGAAAGTATCACGGAAACCTTCAGTGCCCAAGGCATTTGCAAGGCTATGATCATCGGCAAGTCCGATCCGGTCAAAGATAAGGCGGCCGAGCGCGTAAAGAACGATATGAACTGGCGTTTGACCACCCAGATGAAGGAATATCGGCCGGAACATGAGCGCATGCTGTGGAATCTGGCCATTACAGGGTCTGCATTCAAGAAAGTGTACTTCGACCCGAGCCTGGACCGCCAGACTTCGGTGTTTGTTGCAGCTGAAGACCTGGTTGTACCGTACGGCGCGTCGGATATCTCCACGACACCACGCCTCGCGCACCGCATGCGCAAGTCGAAGAACGATATCAAGAAGCTGCAGGTCGCCGGGTTCTACCGCGACGTCGAGTTGGAAGAACCAACCAAGAGCACCAAGCAGAGTTCCAAGGATAAGATTACCGGCGCGGTCGCGTTGGATGACGATCGGTTGGAACTGGTAGAGATGCACATCGATCTGGAGATTGAAGGCTATGAGGATGTAGACGAGAAGGGGCAGCAAACAGGAATCATGCTGCCGTTCATCGTGACGTTCAATCTGCAAGACCGAACTGTCCTGTCTATCTATCGTAACTGGAAGATCGACGATAAAACCAAGAAGCGCGTGCAGCATTTCGTTCACTACATCTACGTTCCCGGCTTCGGGTTTTACGGTATGGGGTTGGTCCATCTGGTGGGCGGCTTTGCCAGCTCAGCCACATCACTAGTACGCCAGCTGATCGATGCCGGCACTCTGGCTAACTTGCCGGCTGGCTTTAAAGCAAAGGGTATCCGCGTTCAGCGAGACAGTGACCCGCTAGAGCCAGGCGAGTTCCGGGATGTGGATGTGCCAAGTGGCAACCTGCGTGACAATCTGATCCCGCTTCCGTTCAAGGAGCCTAGCCAGACATTATTGGCTCTGTTCAACGAGGTAGTTGAGGAAGGCCGCCGCATGGCCGCGGTCAGTGATCTGAACGCCTCGGATATGAACCAGGAGGCACCAGTCGGGACCACACTGGCCATCCTTGAGCGTAGTTTGAAAGTGATGACGGCTATTCAGGCGCGTTTGCATGCCAGTATGAAAGAGGAATTGCAGCTGCTGCACGGCATTATCAAGGACCAGCTGCCAGAAGACTACGACTACGATGTCGAGGAAGGCCGCCAGATCAAGCAGGAGGATTACGAGATCTCCGAGATCATTCCTGTGTCCGACCCGAACGCGGCTACTATGAGCCAGCGGGTGGTACAGTACCAAGCGGTGATGCAGATGGCGCAAGCCAACCCATCGATATATGATCAGGTGGAGTTGAACCGCCAGATGCTACTGACCTTGGGTATCAAGAATGTGGAGAAGCTGATCCCCGCGAGCGCAGATCAGAATCCGAAAGACCCGATTATCGAGAACATGGATATCATCAACGGGAAACCGGTGAAGGCGTTTGCGTATCAGGATCATGAGTCTCACCTGAAGGCACACATGGCCGCGCAACAAGACCCCCATATCCAGCAGATCATCGGTCAGATGCCGAATGCGCAGATGATTGCGGCAGCGGCGAATGCTCATATTGCGGAGCACGTCGCCTTTGAGTATCGTCGTCGGATCGAACAGCAGATGGGCGCACCACTCCCACAGGGCGATGAGAAGATGGCGCCGGAAGTCGAGAAGCAGCTAAGTGTTGTAATGGCCCAGGCCGCGCAGCAACTACTGCAGCAACACCAGACCGAGGCAGCGCAGGCTGCAGCCCAACAAGCTGCGCAAGATCCCGTCCTGCAACAACAGCAACAACAAACTGCGATTGATAAGGAAAAAAATCAGATAGCCAAATACAAGATCGACAAGGATTATGAGATTGCCATGCAGAAACTCGCGCTAGACGCCGGCAAGGTAGATGCCCAGCATGCGCACGATGACAAGCAGCAGGCTACAGAGGCCGTGATAAAAGCAGCCCAGTTCGATGCGGAGCAGTCAGCGACCGGCCCAACGCCGGAGCAAGTTGCGCAAGAGCACGCGCAACAGATGCAGCACAATGCCGAGCAGCACCAGCAACAGATGGCGCAGCAAGCCCAGCAGCACGCTCTCGGAGTAGCCACTCAAGCGCAAGCACATAACCAGAAAACCTTGCATGTCAGTGAAGCGCACAAGCAGAAGATGAAACAGGCTGAAGAACAGCGTCTGATCAATGCTGCAATGCACTCCGCCAAGGAGCATATGAAAAAAGGAGAGACTAAATGAGCGTCGTCGCTTTCGCCCGCGCCGCGCGGGAAGAGATAGAGAATGATCTACGGTTTATTGAGACAAGTATTTTGTCCGGGGTAAAGACATGGGATGACTATGTACGCCTGACCGGGCAACGCCGGGGGGTTACCCAGGCGCTGGAGAAATTGGACGAGGTGATGGAACGCTTCGACCGGCAGGAATAGTAACAGTGGCCACACCCACCACTTAAAGGGTGCATACAAGGAGATGTAAATGAGTGAGCTCGTATTGCCAGACTACCTGGCGAAGGAGAAAGCACGCGAAGCAACACAGAAAGAAGCAGTTGAATCCCCTGCGGACGAGGCTGTCGACCCAGCGGCGGAAAAGGCCTCCCAGCTGCCAGAACCGAAAGGGTACAAAATGCTGATTGGTCTCCCGAAAATTGAGGTGAAGTACGACAGCGGTATCCTGAAGGCGGACGCAGTGGTACGCAATGATGAGATTGCCACTGTTGTGGGGTTCGTTATCAAGATGGGGCCGGATTGCTACAAGGACACCACCCGGTTTCCGAACGGCCCCTACTGCAAGGAAGGCGATTTTGTTTTGCTGCGCGCGTATGCAGGCACACGGTTCAAGCTGCACGGAGTTGAGTTCCGGCTCGTGAACGATGATACGGTGGAAGCGGTTGTGCAGGACCCACGGGGCTATTCAAGGATTTAACGCCGCCATAGCGCAGAAAGGAGCACCAAATGAGTTTGCCTGATGAGAAGGATATCCTGAAGCCAGGAGAGAAACCCAGTGAAGAGCTGGAAGTTGTCATCGCTGATGGCGATGGCATTGAAGTAGAGGTTGTGGACGACACACCGAAGGAAGATCGCAACCGCAAGCCCCTGCCAGAAGGCGAGGCGGAGCCGTCTGACGAAGAGATGGAAGAGTATTCCGAGAACGTCAAGCGCCGTATTGCCAAGATGAAGCACGGTATCCACGACGAGCGCCGAGCCAAGGAAGCCGCCGCCCGTGAGCGTGACGCTGCGATCGAGTACGCGCGTCGTGTTCTGGAGGAGAAGAAAGCGCTGGAAGCTCGCTACACTCAGGGCGAAGATGCGTTCATCTCTCAAGCCAAAGAGAAAGCAGACTTGGCAATGGCCTCGGCGAAACGGGACTACATTACCGCCTATGAGACCGGAGATGCAGCCAAGATGGCTGACGCTCAGGAACGTATGGCGTCTATCGCGGCGGAGAAGAAAGATGCAGAGACATGGAGCCGGCAAGCTGCAGTCCGTAAAGAAAATACTGGACAACAGCAGCAACCTATGGTACAAAGCCAGCAACCGTCACAGGCATCGGTCCCAGAACCCGACCCGGACGCCAAGGAATGGGCAGCAAAAAACAAGTGGTTTGGCGCAGATCGTCGCATGACAAACATGGCTTATGCCATCCATGATGAGATCGTCGCTGAAGGTATAGACCCAGGCATTGATGCTGACCAATACTACAAAAAGTTGAACTCTGAGATGCGCGCCGCATTCCCGTCGTACGACTGGGGAGACGCACCGAAGAAAAAGCCTACGTCAGTTGTCGCACCGGTAACGCGGTCCACCAAGACAGCACGACGCATAACACTCACTCAATCACAAGTCGCTGTAGCACGCCGCATGGGTATCACACCTGAGCAGTATGCCGTTGAACTTGCAAAACTGGAGAAATAAAATGACAGAACCCGTAAAACCACGTTTGTCTCGTACAACTGAAACCCGTGAAGCAGCGGCCCGCCCACAGATGTGGAAGCCAGCGGATCTCTTACCAGAACCGCACTACGTTGAAGGTATCGAGCATAAATGGATTCGCAGGTCGGTTCTGGGAATCGCTGATCCAACCAATATGTCGCGTTCGATGCGTGAAGGTTGGGAGCCATGTCGCTTGGAGGATTACCCTGAGCTGATGTTGGCAGTAGATGGCGATGCCAAAAACTCCGGATTGATTGAAGTAGGTGGGCTCGTATTATGCCGCATGCCGGCAGAGATGTTTAACCAGCGCCAGAAGTACTACGAGAATCAGGCCCGTGGGCAGATGGAATCCGTAGATGCGCAGGTTGATAGAGAGAATGATCCGCGGATGCCGCTCTTCAAGGAACGGGATACAAAGATCACTTTTGGGAACGGCAGGTAGAAGGGAACGACTGCCACCGTTATTTTTAGCATATTTTTGAAAGGAATATACGATGGCGATCACTACTGGTTACGGGCTTAAACCTGTACAGTTGCTGGGCGGCAAAGCATTCTCGGGTGGTACCATCCGCGAATTCGTTGTTACTCCAGGCAACAACACCTATGCCTTCGGCCAAGGCGCACTCATTACTTCTGCTGCAGGCGTGGCAAAAGTCGTAGGTGCTGCCGCTCCGGCCGCTGGTACCCTGAGCACCAACACTCCAATCGGCGTGCTGGTTGGCTTGCGTTTCAATGATCCAACACTGAAGCAGCAGCAGCACAGCCAATATCTGCCGGCCGATTCGACCGGTTATACCAACATCTTCGCAAAAGTTGTCGATGATCCGACAGTACTGTTCCAGACTCGTGTGGACGCAGCCCTGACATATACTTCGATTGGCCTGAATGTGAACTTCGTGTACTCGGCTGCAGACTCTGTAACCGGCGTAGCCAAGTCTTACTGCACCGGCGCGGCCACTACCAACACCTTCCCGTTCCGCATTGTGGACGTGTTGAGTGGTGATGGCAGCACTTACACCGATGTTATCGTAAAGTACAATTGGCAAACCCATGCGTACGATTTCCCCACCGGTCAATAAGGAGAATAAGACATGGCTATTAGTCGTTCGCAGTTACTGAAAGAGTTGCTCCCCGGCCTGAATGCTTTGTTCGGTCTGGAGTACAACCGATATGGTGAAGAGCACAAAGAGATCTATGAAATCGAGACCTCTGAGCGTTCCTTTGAAGAAGAAGTTAAACTGGCTGGTTTTGGCGCCGCCCCAGTTAAGGCCGAGGGTGCTGGCATCACTTATGATGCTGCACAGGAAGCCTATGTGGCACGCTTCACTCACGAAACCATTGCGATGGGTTTTGCGATCACCGAGGAAGCCGTAGAGGACAACCTGTACGACTCACTCTCTGCTCGCTACACCAAAGCACTGGCTCGTGGTATGGCCTACACCAAGCAAGTGAAGGCAGCCGCCATCCTGAACAATGCGACCTCTGGCTCGTATCTGTACGGTGATGGTAAGTCTCTGCTGGCTACTGATCACCCGCTGGTGAATGGTGCGACCAACTCGAACCGTCCGGCTGCCCACGCTGACCTGAACGAGACCTCGCTGGAAAATGCGATTATCGCCATGGCAAGCTGGACTGATGAGAAAGGCCTGCTGATCGCCGCCAAACCTCGCAAGCTGGTGGTTCCGCCTGCACTGATGTTCGTAGCTTCCCGTCTTCTGGATGGTTCCAAAGCCGAGCGTCCTGGCACTGCTGACCGTGATATCAACGCGATCCTGACCAACGGCTCGATCCCTGAAGGTTATACCGTCAACCACTGGTTGACCAACACCACTCAGTGGTTCCTGTTGACAGACGTGCCCAACGGCCTGAAACACTTCGTTCGCGCTCCTGTTAAACAGGAGATGCTGGGCGATTTCGAGACAGGCAACGCACGTTACAAGGCTCGTGAGCGGTACTCATTCGGGGTCAGTGATCCGTTGGGTGTCTACGGTTCAGCGTAAGTCTCTGATTTTTAAGAGACTTCTAACCCCCGCAAGGGGGTTTTTCCTTTGGCTTGCTAAATACTTGATCCTGTGCTTATAATCCAAACATCTACGCGGAGGTGCTATGGCTAAACCGAAACTGACCCCAACAATTCCCGCGGACTGCTGTGCCGTGTGCAAGTTTTCCCATAATATGGAGGGGGCACTGCTCTGTTTCGGGGCGCCCCCTGTGCTGGCCTTCAATGAAAATGGAGAGCCCGAAGCCTATCGCGGCGCGGAAGTACTCCCAGAAGATCCCCCATGCCATTTATTTAATCCGAGGTTACACTCATGACACTCCCCCCTTGCAGTGACGAAGATCTGCATGCCGCAATTGAAGCGTTTGAGAAGACGGGTAGTAAGCGAGGCGCGGCTGTTTTATTGGGCATTCCCCGGAGCACCCTTCGGGGGCGACTACAGCTAGCCGCCAGGCGCGGCATTACCGCGCGCGCTACAGTCATCGAAACGATGCATGGATACAACCCAGAGTATGACCTCAATCATGTCGTTCCGGCCCCGCTAATCCTTCGCGGCACGTCCACGCTATACAAGGATGGCGAGGTCAAGCTGCAGTGGGTAAAAACCAAACTGGATGATCTGAAAGCAGAAGCCGCGATGCGCGCAGCGGTAGAAGCTTTGGTGGAAAATATCCCGAAAGCGCCCACCGTGCCGCCCCCAGCACAAACACAGGAGAATCTGTGCAATTTGTATACCTTGACTGACTGCCATATCGGGATGAAGGCTTGGGCACCTGAGACCGGTGAGGATTGGGACCTCGAGATAGCCGAAAGGACCTTGAATGGCGCGATCGATTATCTGGTCGAAGCCTCTCCAGCAGCACACATTGGGTTCATAAATCAACTCGGGGATTGGTTGCATTTTGATAGCTTGCAAGCTATCACCCCCACCGGCGGACATCTCCTGGATGCGGATAGCCGTTTCAGTAAGGTGGTACAAGTTGGCACTCGTGTATTGCGGCATGCGGTCGATAAAGCCCTGCAGAAGCACGAGAAAGTAGTCGTATTAATCGCCGAAGGCAACCATGATATGGCCAGCTCTGTCTGGCTGCGGCACCTATTCAGTCTGCTGTACGCGGATGATCCACGTGTCTCTGTGATGGAGTCAGAAACACCCTATTATGTATATACTCACGGTAAGGTCATGTTGGCCTTTCACCACGGACACTTGAGAAAAAATGATCAGCTTCCTATACTATTTGCTGCGCAGTTTCCTGTTGCATGGGGGTCATCCACCAGACGATACTGCCACACCGGACACAGACACCACATCGAAGAAAAAGAACACAGCGGAATGATAGTGACGCAGCATCCGACAATTGCCGCGCGTGATGCCTATGCGGCACGTGGTGGTTGGATCGCCGATCGACAGATGACAGTAATTACGTACCACAAGGAGTTTGGCCGGGTGGCTACAACCACAGCGGTGCCAGATATGTTGAAGTAATCTCACTTATGTGATACAGTCCCGGCAGTATTCATGATGTACCTCCTGGGGAGTGATGCCCCCGCCTTGACCTCCTGCGGGAGGTCTTTTTTGCTTGCTTTTCTCCTGAATTCCCTGTATAAGACACTCAGTATTCGAGACACTTCACCTACCCAGACCGGCTCGACGGACGTGTAAGAGACTGGGGCGGCTAATTCCCTTACAGGAGAACTCAGATGGCACTTACAACTTTCAGCGGCCCGGTCAAGGTCGGCACAGTCAAAGTAGGTAGCTTGCAGAACTTGGGCGACAACGTCCTGTCTCAGCAAGTCTGCTTCGCTACATCAGCAAATATCACCAGTGTCACCGACGCTGATGGCCAAACTACTTCGCAGTATAACGGTGTTCCAGCAACAGCCTTCGCAGCTTTCGGTAGCGCAGCTACCGCATCATTCAATCTGCCAGCCAACTCCTCGATCCTGGATATCATCATCGATGTCCCGACAGCGATCGTCGGCCCAACTGCGGCCAACCTGACTGCGGGTGTAACCGCTACGGGCACGGATTATGTCTCTTCCACCAACCTGATGACCGGCCCAGTTGTGCGCTCTCGCCCGACTTTCACCAATGCGCAGCTGTTGGCCATGATGAATGCGACCACAAACACCGTGTTCTATACTCAGCTGACTGGCACTGTAGCTAACTTCACAGCCGGCGTCGTTATGGTGACTGTGGTTTATATCCAGAACTGATAGGGGGTTGACATGATCATTCGTCAGAATGGATCGGTCCCACTCCAGAGCGCGGCGACTACAACTGCGACTGGTGGCTGGGTCAAATGCTATGGGCTGGCTCAGACGTATCAGGTTGTAGCTAACGGTACCTCGGGGGCCTTCAGTGCTACTGTGGTGATCGAGGTATCGAACGATGGCACGACTGCCGTCGGTACGGTTCTCGGAACTATTTCAGTCTCTGGCACAGCCACTACCGCGGCTTCAGATGGTTTTGCCACCTCTACCGCTCCGTGGGCGTGGGTGCGTGCTCGGGTGACTGCTATAGCGGGTACCGGAGCCTCCGTGTCTACTTGGATGGGGGCATAACATGACAGCATATGCTACCCCCGCTATAGCGGGGCAACCCGGAGGAAACAGCGTTGGTAATGCGGTTTCGGCGACGAAAACTATGGTGAATGGGGATACGATTTTTACTGTATCTGGGGATATACAGATCATCAACTTGATTTCAGAATGTATTACTTCCGGTACATCAGTGGCGAGCACAGTGCAGTATCAGTCAGCTCCGACTGTGGGCGCCGCAGCTACATTCACTGGGGCCTCTGCGTCTTTGGCTTCCGCTATCGCCGGTTCATCCCTATCTGTTGCTGACGGACAAACCACTGCACCTACCTTCGTAGTTAGCGGGGCTAACAATCAAAATACCTACCCACTCGGCATATTCTGCCCTGACGGCGCGATTAAGTTGGTCGTGGGTGTAGGATCTACCACAGCCACTTGGAGGCATTACATTACGTATCGGCCACTTGAACCTGGCGCGTTTGTTTACTAAAGGAGATTGAGATGGAAATCATTGCTTTGAAGCAACGTATGGATGTTGTTGAAGCGGCTTTGGCCAAGATTCTGAAACAGCCAGCCCCTGAGCCCTCGGTGAAAACCGGCCCGGCCGAAGCCCCTCAACCAGAACAAGTGTCAGGCGACAAGGAGTAATTCGTGGCTACTTCGGGTACCGCTGTATTCAACCCCGACGTTTCAGAGCTGATTGAAGAGGCATACGAACGTATCGGGGTTGAAGCCACCACAGGTTATGAGGTGCGTACCGCGCGCCGTAGCCTGAATCTGCTTGCCCTGGAGTGGGGTAATAGAGGTATACACCTCTGGACTATCGAAGCGGTCACAATTGCCCTGCTACCCAATGCCGCTACGATCACTCTACCAGCGGACACGATTGACGTGTTGGACGTGGTAATCCGCACCACAGTAGGTACAGTGAACACAGATCTGGCCATCGGTCGGCTTTCGGTTGGAGACTATTCAGCTATTCCGGCGAAACAAACCAATGGTCGCCCAGTGCAGTTTTATGTGAATCGCCAGATTGCCGCACCTACGCTGACCCTTTGGCCGGTGCCCCCCACTTCTACAGCGACTAATTGGCTGGCACTGGCTGCTGTAACCGCAAACAGTCTCTATCTAGCCACCGCCGCCGTCGGTGGATTTATCGTCGGGCAGGTAATCAAGAGCAACTCGGCCCGGACAACCGGGGCCACATTTGATGCCGCAGAGGCAGCAAACTGGACAGCTGCGCAGGACTATACTTTGGCCTACTGGCGCATGCGTCGGATACAAGATACAGGCACTGATGGTGCTTTGACGATGGATGTATCTGCCCGCGCGATCCCCGCATTGGTGTCTGGATTGGCATATTACCTGGCAATGAAACGTGCGCCAGAGCGTCTCATGGAGACAAAGGCGATATACGACGAGCAGTTCCAAATGATGGTAGAGGAAGACCGGGAGCGCAGCTCATTCCGCGTACAGCCGAGGAACTTGAGGTAGATCATGGCTCAATTTGCTAGTGAAAATAAGGCTGTTGGAAATTGCGATCGTTGTGGATTCACCCGGCCGCTAAAAACATTGAAGTTCCTGACTATCAGGATGAAGCGTACCAATATACGTGTGTGCCCTGAGTGCTGGGAAGCGGATCATCCCCAGTATAAATTGGGGACTTTCAAGGTGTTCGACCCTCAGGCGCTCAAGAATCCAAGGCCTGAAAGCAACACAGACAGGACGCTGACCCCGGAAGTCAGCCCCACGACCGGTGATTTTCTGTATAAATAACAAGGAGATAGTGATGGCAAAGATGACGATGAAACAGTTCGAGAAAAGTAAGTTTGATGTCGAGAAGAAGGGTGAGAAGGAAGGTTCGAAAGCCGATAAGGCCCGCGATCGTGCCCAGCTGAAGGCAGTCAACAAGGAAAAGGGTATGAAGACTGGTGGTAAGATCAAGTGTGCCGCTGAAGGTGGCATCATGCGCGGCACCGGCGCGGCAGTTAAAGGCAAGCGATTTACCCGAAACGGTTAAGGAGAATACCATGCCGACAAAGAAGAAAACCAGGCTAGCTAAATTTGCTGACGGCGGGGGCGTGCGTTACCCGCACGGGCGCATGGCGGCGGATTCAGATGAGCCGAACACATACCTCGGAAATGTGCGGGAACGCATCATTAACCTGGTCGCTCCCGCGCGCCGCGCGACCCCCGCGGCTACAGTCGCCACCCCCAATCCGGAAGACTTGGTTAATCCGCGGTTGACCCGCGATCTGCGTTCTGGGTTCACCCAAGCGGAGGATGCGGATAACTACAGGAAAGGTGGCCGCGTCAAAGCCAAGTCTAAACCACGCGGTGTTGGCCTCGCTCGTAAAGGTCATGGAAAGGCGATGAAATGAGCGAGAAGAAATGGATAAAAGAAGCCATCGCGCACCCTGGCGCGCTACGTAAAACGCTCGGGGCCAAGGAAGGTAAGCCCATCCCAGCGAAGAAACTGGCTGCTGCAGCAAAGAAACCTGGGGTCACCGGCAAACGTGCCCGACTGGCTGAGACATTAAAAGGGCTCAATAAGTGAACTACGCCACGCTGGCTTCGTTGATACAGTCTACCGCCCAGAGTTATGACACTACGTTCATAGCCACGATACCTACGTTCGTGCAACAGGCCGAGCGAATGATTCATATGGAGGCAAAGCTGCCTTCGATGAGGAAAAATTCGACCGGAGCAACGGTGGTAGGTAGCAGAAGTGTTACTCTACCAACGGACTACATCACTGACAAGGCGATCGATATCACCACTGCTTCCGGTGTGGTAAATCTCCTGCCGAAGGCGGCAGAATATATTTCCGAGATGTATCCTGTGTCTGCTACGCAGGCCCAACCGAAGTTTTACGCGCGCTACGACGAGACCACGATCATTCTCGGGCCGACTCCAGATCAGATTTATACGGTGGGGTTCCACTACAATGCGATGCCCACCTCAATCGTTACAGCCAGCACGACCTGGCTAGGAAACAATTTTGAGCAGGTTTTGCTTTACGGCTCCCTGCTGCATGCTTATACTTTCTTGAAAGGAAGTGCAGACGTTATGGCCTACTACAAAACGGCGTATGACACCGGCCTGACGGAGATGAAAGCCATGATCGCCCAAACCAAAATGCAAGAATTCAGGAATTAAACATGCCAAGTAGCTACAGCTCGATTTTACGTACAGAACTTATCGCCACAGGTGAACAGGCGGGCACCTGGGGCGATGTCAACGATATCAATATCGGAACCTTGCTGGAAGCCGCAATTGCCGGCACGGTGAGTCATAATACTGCCGGCGCGGCGGACACCACCCTGACCGCGCTGAACGGCACTGCAGACGAAGCGCGCTCGCATGTGATTAAACTCACCGGCGCCCTGACAGGCAGCCACAACGTCATATGCCCTTTGGTCAGCAAAACGTATCTCGTCATAAACAACACGACAGGCGCATTCACGATCACGTTCAAAGGTTCTACCGGCACCGGCGTAGTGTGCCCACAAGGCAGCTACATGCTGTTGTACTGCGACGGAACCAACGTGTACAACATGCTGACCAGTTCACAACTGGTGACCCCTGCGCTTGGCATCCCCGCCTCCGGTACACTAACAAACTGCACTGGGCTTCCGGTATCCACTGGTGTATCCGGCCTTGGGGCGAACGTCGCTACGTTCCTGACAACCCCATCAAGCGCGAACCTGGCCGCTGCGTTGACCGATGAGACTGGCACCGGCGCTGCGGTGTTCGCCAATAGCCCGACATTGGTTACTCCAAATCTTGGGACTCCCTCGGTATTGGTTGGTACGAATATTACTGGTACGGCGGCAGGATTAACTGTAGGCACAGCAACTAACTGTACCAATCAATCAGGCGGGACAGTGAACGCAACTACCGGGCAGTTTAATACAAGCACTGGTGGCGCTATTGTCACTGTAGCTAACAGCGGCTCAGGGGGTGGGATTAGTGCCACTACCGGTGGTATAGGAGGTATTGCATCAGTATATGGGGCAAGCACTAGTAGCGGATACGGTGTTTATGGGTTAACCGCTACAGGATACGGAGTGTATGCGGCAGCGTCAGGTGTTGGGGGGACTGGACTATTAGCCACCAGTAACTCTTCAACCGGGTTTGGCGCTAAGGTCACTCACCAATCGGGCGGCGTCGCTGTCTATGGAGTATGTAACACAAGCAATAACATTGGAGTTAAAGGATCAACGATCGGCACAGACGTATATACTGTTGCAACGCTTCCCACGCCGACAGCGGCATTAACTGGCGCTAGAGCATTTGTAACTGATAAATTAACGGGTCCTTCTTGGGCAGCGGCAGTCGGCAGCGGCGGGGGGTCTTATGTATCGCCAGTATGGTGCGATGGGTCAGGTTGGTACTGCGGGTAGATAATGCCTAAATTATATTTAGATCAGAGTCTATCAGCTTATCACTGGAATCGAGATAAGAAAAACCAGATGGACTACAACGAAACCAATCCTGGATTCGGGCTCGAATATCAGGATGGTGATATGAGGTATATGCTCGGGCAATACCTGAACAGTCTGAGGAATAACTCGAATTATGCCCTTGCCGGATATATGCCAGTGCATGCGGATACCGGTATAGGACGATTCAGCGCCGGGGTCGTTGGCGGGGGGATTACAGGATACCCTGTAGCTGATGTGGTGCCAGCCGCAGGCTTGATGGGTTCATATGAAAAAGGGCCTTTTGGGGTAAATTTGATGGCGGTCCCTAACGCGAAAATAGGTAGCACTGATATCGACGGATTTTTAGGGCTGCAGGCGAAATATAATTTGAAATAGATGGAGTTTGGTATGGAACTGAAACCGGAAGATATAGCTGACGCAGTATTAGCTAAGTTGAAAGAAGATAAACATATTTTCTGGATTGACCCAGAGACGCACTCGCAACAGCATGCGTTCATCCAAACGTTGATCGAGGAGCGGGCGGAGAAAGCGGCACGGCGTAAAGCCTTGGAAGACAAGATTGCCGGGTCATTAATACTAGGGTTCATAATAACTCTGATTGGGCTTATCGGCGCAGGGGCGCTTGATTGGATCAGGGAGCATCTGAAATGAGAACTGCAACGCTGATGAGTAAGCCGAGTACTGTAGAAGGTACTTTTGGAGTTCTTACCACTGATACTGGAAAGTCGTGGCATACAGGCGAACTAGCTTGGCATGATAACAAGAATGGAGTCAGCTGCATCCCCGAGGGTGTATACACCTGCCGGTGGTTCAACTCCCCAAAACACGGTTGGTGCTATCAGGTTTATAATGTGCCTGGGCGGAACATGATTGAGATTCACTCAGCGAACTGGATGGGGGATGCTCCGCTCAGGAAGCAACTGGAAGGCTGTATAGCCCTCGGCAAAGACGTAGGCAAACTTGATGGCCAGACCGGCGTGCTGCGCAGCAAGCAAGCGATCGCTGAATTTGAAGAAGAGATGAACGGGAGTATTTTTCAACTGACTATCACGCGGGATTGATATGGATGATAAAGGCGAAATATTGGTGTGGACGTACCTCGCAGTATTGTTCTGCATATATGTCGGGGCGGTGGCGCACTACACAATGGTACGAGCGACGAAGCGCTCGTCTGTCTCACTGCTGACTTATATGGTCTTCGGGAACCGCACCGGGGTGCTGTTGAAGGCTGGGGCGTTGGCTTCTTCTGCGTGGCAATTCTGCAAAACAGCCCCAGGAGCAAATAGTCTCAATCTCGAACTATTGTGGGCTAGGATCGCACACGGGTTTTTACCCGTCACTGGCATAGACGTGATTGTTGCAGCAGTGCTTGTTGGCTACGCCGCGGACAGCCTAAGCAATAATGTTCAAACATTGGTGACCAAAAAATAATGGATCTGACCGCCATATATAAGTTCGGTGCTTTTGGCCTACTGCTAGCATCGCTGCTGGCTTCGGCTGGCTATAAAGGGTATCGCCTCGGGGAAGAGCGTAAGCAAGTCGAATTCGATGCTTATAAGGAGAATATTCATGACCAAATGCAGAGAGCCGAAAAAGCAAAAGCAAAACAGGAAGCTGAGCAGCGCGCCAAAGCTGACATGTCTCAAGATGGGTATCTTGGTGCTCTGTCTGTTATCAGTAACAGGCTGCGCATCGCTGAAGCTGTGCCACGGAACCCAAGTGTGTGCGTGGCAGGAAGTGGCACCAGTGGTGTGCCCAGAGAAGCAGCCGATACCACCCATACTCTTACAGCCCTTGCCGTTGGAGGAGGAGTATGCGACTCGGATTTCTATGCCCGCGCTATGAGGGAGCACGTGCAGTGTCATTATTTGCTTGAGTTGGTGAAATAGAATGCCATTGCAAAAACTGATATTCCGCCCAGGAGTCAACCGTGAAAACTCAAGGTATACAAATGAGGGACGCTGGTGGGATATGGACAAAATTCGGTTCCGGTCTGGCACACCTGAGAAAATCGGCGGGTGGGCCCCCCTCGGGTCCAGCACATTTAAAGGTGTAGCTCGACTACTGCATAACTGGGTGACCCTCGCTGGTGAGAACTTGATCGCGGTAGGCACAAACTTGAAGATGTATCTTGAACGCGGTACCGCGTATTACGATATTACCCCTATTCGATACACCACTGGGGCGCTCACGAATCCTTTTACCACTGGCACGGCTGGTTCTTCAGTTGTAACAGTCACAATAAACAGTCATGGGGCAATCACTGGGGATTTCGTCACTTTCTCCGGCTCCGCCGCAGTCGATGGTATCCTGGCAGCCACACTTAATGCAGAGTTCCAAGTCACGGTGCTGACCGCGAATACTTTTACAATCACCGCTACGCCCTGTACAGCGGGCGGGATAACAGGCGGTGGCGCGGCAGTTGTTGCGGCATTCCAAGTAAATACCGGCTCGGATATCTCTGTCGTCGGCTTGGGTTATGGCGTCGGCGCCTACGGCGTTGGTGGTTACGGACTCGCAGCTACTACCGGCACCGGTGTAATCACCACAGGATTGCGTCAATGGCGTGGGGATAACTTCGGGCAGGACTTTATTTACTGCATCAAGAACGCGGGGATCTATTACTGGTCAGCGGCCATCGGAGCCCCAGCATCCCTCGCGGTTCGAGGCACAACGCTAGCTTCGCAGGTCGGTGCTTCTGATGCTCCGACGATTGCTGCAGATATTTTTGTAACCGACGATGTGCACGTTGTGGCCCTCGGTGCGAATACGCGTGGCACAAGTACGCAAGATCCGTTGCTTGTCCGCTGGTGCGATGAGGGTAACCCCGTGAACTGGACCCCCAGCGCCACTACTACCGCGGGGGATCAGCGACTGACCACCGGCAGTTATATCGTATGCGGCGAGAAGATGCGCCAGGAAAATCTGATTTGGACAGACACTGCGCTGGTCTCTATGCAGTTTGTCGGTCCGCCAGTTATTTTTTCTTTCACGACCCTAGCGAATAATCTCTCTATCGTTTCGCCTACGGCGGTTGCTGTGGCGAACAACGTTGCTTACTGGATGGGGAATGGCAAGTTCTACGTATACAATGGGCAGGTTCAAACGCTACCATGTGATGTGCGGAAGTATGTGTTTAACGGGATGAACACTACTCAGATCGGGCAGGTCTTCACCGGCACAAATGCAGCATTCAATGAAGTGACCTGGTACTATTGCGGTACTGGGTCGAACACGGTCAGTAATTACGTAACTTATAACTACGTGGAGAACATCTGGACATTCGGTACTTTGGCACGCACTGCGTGGTTAGACACCGCACTGCAGAGCACTCCTGTTGCGGCTGCTTATGACGGTAAGCTGTACTACCATGAGTATGGATTTGACGATGGCTCGACCGCGCCATATAGCGCGATCAATGCCTACTTGGAGTCCGCTGATATCGACATCGGCGACGGGCAGAACTTTTCCTTCGTCTCCCGCATTTTACCTGACATAGATTTCGACAATTCAACTGCGGTGACACCTTCGGTGACAATCACAATCAAGGCGCGTGATAGTGCCGGGGGTAACTTCGGGGAGACACAGGCCAGCACCGTGGCGCAAACTTCGATAGTCCCCTTTCAGCAGTTTACAGAACAATGTTGGGTCCGCGTGCGCGGCCGGCAGATAACATATCGGGTTGAATCCACCGACGTTGGTGTGGCCTGGCAGATGGGCACGCCACGTATCGATGTGCGAGAGGACGGCCAAAGATGAGTACGAAACCACCAGCCCTACCCATCGCGCCAAAAGAGTACAACGCTGATTATATCAATCAGCTCACCCGTATTCTGACCCAGTATTTGAATAATCAGGATGCGAACACGGCGGTATTGACACCGGGTAGCTCCCAGCAGCTATACACCTCAACATTGAACGGCGTATATCCAGCACAGCACAATAGCATTCTCAACGGTAACTTCCAGATAGCACAAAGGGGGACTAGTTTTGCTGCACCTGCTAGTGTCGCTTATGATCTTGATGGTTGGATGAATGCAAATTCATCTGCGGCTGGTTTTACAGTTGCGCAAGCCGCAGGCAGTGTAACAGGAAGACTGTGCCGACAGGTAACCATTACGACCGCTGATGCGGCAATTGCTGCTGGGGATGTGGTTAATGAACAACAAAGAATGCTTGGTTATGACATAGTAAAATATGTCGGGCAAACTTTTACTGTTTCTTTCAGAGCAAAATTCCCTGTTACAGGGATACACTGCGTTTCCTTAAGAAATGGTGGAGTAGATAGAAGCTATGTGCATGAAATTTCAGTTTCCGCTGCGAACACATGGGCTGATTATAGCTTCACTGTAACTGGAGGTTTGCCAACAGCAGGGACGTGGAATTACACTAATGGAATTGGATTAGTTTTACTCTTTACACACGCATGCGGATCAACATACCAAACAGCAACAACTGACTCATGGGTAACTGGAAACTTTATAGCTACAGCCAATCAAGTAAACGACCTAGCCACTATAGGCAACGTATGGGCGCTAGAAGAGGTTAAATTAAACCTTGGTACTGTTGCTACGCAGCATCAAGAATCAAATGCTGAGATGTTGGTAAGATGTCAGCAGAGGTACAGAACTATGCAACTGAATGCTCGTGGCTATGTTTCAGCGGCGGGGCAAACAATAGCAACTCCTCTGTATTTCAATATGTTAGCAGCCCCGTCTATCACACTATTATCTGCGGGTATAACTCAAGGTGTTTCTAGCTCGGGGGTAAATGGCATAACAAATATTGGTGCTCGATTTGATATTACAAGTTCTGCGGGGGGCGAAATATATAATGTAACGAGTGTGTGGCAATTAATCTCAGAACTTTAAAAATGACAACTTTAATCATAATACTCTCATGGCTTGGTTTTTCTGTAACCTTATTCATTAGTACCTTTGTCTTTTTCGTAGCTTTAATGTCTATGAGGAGCTTACAAAATGAAATCTATAATCTTCATTAGTCTGTCCGGTGGGTCTGCTTTTTTATCCTTTTTGTGCATTTTATGCGCGCTAATATTTTTAATAGGTTTCGTTTCAATTTTGTTTTCTGTAAATTTTGTAACGAGCTTCTTCCCAACCTTTCGATGCCAAGCCCGTTAAAAACAGTTGAAACGGCCTGATAAATGAGTATAATCGCGCGCAAGGAGAAACTCCATTATGAAACATATAGCGAAAGCCCTGGCGTCCCAAGGCCGGAACGGTGATTCCGAGCTTCTGCACGTCACCAAGAACGAGCTCCAAGCTTTGAATGGGCTGGCGGCGAAGCATGGGCTGGGTAGCTTGACCCGGAACCCCACTACTGGGCTGTCGGAGGCCAACCTATTGGATACATTGGTTCCTATCCTTGGGGGTATCGGTGGCGGGGCACTGGGCGCTATGACTGGCACACCGATGGGGGTTGCCGGCGGAGCTGCACTAGGCTCCGGCTTAGGCTCGAAACTGGCGGGTAAAAGTGATCAGGATGCCCTGCGCGGTGCGGCTATCAGCGGAGTGTTAGGTGGTCTTGGGGCTTATGCCAGCGGGCTTGGAGAAGCCGCGCCTGCAGCTGCTGCAGCGCCTGCAGCACCGATCGAAGGTGTGGCACCAGGAGCTATCCCTGATTACTTGCAAACCCCCGCACAACCTGCGTTGGGTACCTTCAGCGGCGCCCCGGCTACAGTTGGTGCCCCCATCGCGCCCTATGAGAACTTGTATAGCCTCCCTCCTGGAGGTATGACCGCTACCGGCGAATCGATTCCAGGGTACACCCCTACCCCAGCAGCGGGTAGTACGCAGGCGGCTGCCCCTAGTTTTTGGGGTAAAGCAGGTAACTGGGTAGGTGAGCACCCGATGCAAGCCGCGATTCTTGGTGGTACCGCCGCTAATGCGTTGATCCCTGCTTACACCCCACCCCCACAGAAGCATCAAGTTCGCGTACCTGGGATGGCCCATTCCAACCGGGGTATCGCTGCAATCCCGACAGAACCCTATGGCGGGGCAGAAAAACAGTACTTCACAGATAATGACCTGAGTTTCACTCAAGACCCATCCACATACCGATGGTCTTATGCTGCTGGCGGCCCCATTAAGAGCAGCGCGGCGTATGCTGACGGTGGAGCGATTAACCCCGCGCGGCAGTGGGTTGACCCAAATCTGGCTGCCCAGCAGGCAGGCGAACGCGCGCAGGCGCAGCAGCAATGGCAGGCGCAGCAAGCGGCAGACCAGGCCAAATACTCGCAACCTGTGACTACCCCGTCTGGTCTATATGGCCAGAACTGGTACGAGAACACAGCCAAGGCGAATACACTGGTACAACCAGACACCGGGCCAGGAGATGCCCCGTCACAAGGCTGGGTGGGAAGTCATGATTCGCAGCAAGCGGCGGTCGCGGTGCCGACTGGGGGGTTGAACTACGTAGCTCAGGCAATAGCCCCCAATGCATATCAGGGCGCATCCGATACGATTTCTCACTGGGCTAGCTCTATTGGTTTTGCCAAGGGCGGAATTCTGAACCTGCGGCCACATGGCCAAACGATGAATCCGATGTTCTTGCGCGGAGGTGGTGATGGGATGTCTGACTCGATCCCCGCTTATATTGACGGTGGCGGCACACGGCCGCATGAGCCGATCCGTGTTGCGACCAATGAATATATTGTGCCGGCTGATGCTGTCTCACATCTTGGTAATGGCAGCTCCGATGCGGGGGCAAAAAAACTGGACCAGATGGTGGCAAAAGTGCGCAAGGCTCGCACAGGTAAGGCCAAGCAAGCACCCAAAATCAATCCGCAGAAGTACTTGCCTACATGAGCGAACTTACCCCACAAGCTGATAAATATGCGTCCTGTGCAGCAGACATGGCCGTGCTCTCCGCCATGCACTGGAAAGAGTTGTTCGGGGCTAGAGGATATCGTGCTGACAGCGGCGCTATCACTGATATGGAACGGGCTGGAGCGTTTGCACTATTTACGCTACGCGATGCAGTGGGCACTTTGGTGGGTTATGCGGCTTTTACTCTAGCAAGGTCTCCATTTTTCGGTATCAATATTGCGACAGAGGCAGGATTTTATCTCTTACCGGAGCACAGAGGTTCCTTTGCCATGACAAAGCTACTACGCTTCGCAGCGCAGCACCTCACCAATAATGGAATACAACGTGTGTTGTTGGCGCACGCAGATGGGGTAAATATATCGTCGTTGGTTACGCGGGCCGGATTTGTCCGCTCAGGCGTGAATTATTTTTACGAGAAAGGATAAATTATGTGCGGAGGAAGCGGTGGTGGCGGTGGCGGCCCTACAAGTACAACAGTCACGAACTCAAGTTTACCTGCATACCTGCAGCCCTACGTGGAGCAGAATATCGCCGCAGCTCAAGGAGTAGCTAACCAGCCGTATCAGGCTTATGGTGGCCAACGCATTGCGGGGTTCAACGCCAATCAGGCAGGTACACAGGCAAATATCATGGGGATGCAGACCCCCGGCCAGTTTACCCCCGCCAACGCAGCTACCGCAGACATCATGAATAGTAGCTGGGCCAATCCAGATACCGCCGCAGCGTTCATGAATCCATACCAGCAAAATGTGACTGATATTGCAAAACGTGAGGCTTCCCGCCAAGCTGCGATGCAAGGTACCGCTGATGCGGCCAAGTTTGCGAAAGCTGGTGCTTTCGGTGGGAGCCGCCAAGGTATCGTGGACGCCGAGCGCGAGCGTAACCTGGGGCAGCAGATGAATGATATCCAGATGCAGGGGGCGAACCAAGCCTATCAAACCGGCATGCAGCAATACAATATCCAAAACCAGACCCAATTAGGGGCGGCCAACCAGTTGGCGAACCTCGGTACAGCGCAGCAGCAGGCTGATTTAGCTCGTTTTGGTGCTCAAGCCGGTGTTGGTGCAGAACAGCAAGCCCTGACACAGCAAGGGTTGTCCCAAGACTATCAGGACTTCTTGAATCAGAGGGATTATGGCAAGCAGCAAGCCGCCTGGATGTCCAGTATTTTGCACGGTACCCCGACCCCGACGGACACAAGCACACAGGTGTACACACCCCCTCCTAATGTCGCCGGGCAGTTGACAGGGTTGGGCATTGCGGGCGTTGGTGCGTATAATGCGGCCAACAAATCAACTACGTAGGGGGCAGTATGGATCGTTCTAATTTTGGTTCTACGGCAGACATTATCAGCCGCATTACTGACCCAAACCAGCTGCAGGCTATGCTACGGAATCCGCAGTACGCGGGATTTACGAGCGTCATTATTGCGCGCTTGACCGAGATCAATCATATGCGTCAGGCCGCTCAAGGCGCCGCTCCACAGGCGCCAACTGTAGCGCAGCAGGCTGCCGCCGGGCAAGTTCCGCCCCCGCAAGGTATGGCGCGCGGTGGTATCGTCGCGTTTCGTTCTGGTGGTAAAGTTAAAAAACTGGATGACTATAAGTATAAAAATCCGGAATACGTACCCCCGACGCCTAAAGACATTCCGATGGATATCACTCCGCAGGCACCTGTAGCTGGGCCTAATATGAATGATCTATTGCAGCAACTGAACGCAAGTACTCCAGCTTCAGCGCCGGCGGCTACAGGTGTGCGCGGGTTCGCGGTTGGTGGGGATCTTACCTCAGCCATGAAAGCATTTAAACAATACAACCCACCCGAACAAGAGGACTCTCATATCGGAATGGAGCACGCGCCTGTAACTACATCAGGGTGGACAAACCCATTCTCGTTGGTAGATCCCTATCAGGAACAGTTGGATCGTGAGATTGCTGCGCGGCAAGCGATAGCAGCTAAAACCGCAACGCCAGCAGTGGCGCAGCCCGCTACGGCAGATCAATCGGCCCCAGCAGTTCAATATGATCCGAACTACTTTGCTGGTGCTGGAAGTGCAGATAGCGACCTGTACTCCGTTGGCGTCTCCAGTGGCCGGCGCGGCGCGGGATATTTCCCGGCGACACCCGGTATCAAACCGACGGCAGAATACATCAAAGCCCAGCAGGATTACATGGGACCGAACACAGATATGGCAGCCGCGCGGCAGCAGTTGGCGGATATGATCCAAAGCCGGAAGAGCCAAGCTGCGAACTCCCTGAATATGGCAATGATCCGCGCAGGGTTAGGTATGGCGGGTGCGGCTTCTGATAACCCCCGCGCGGGGATTCTGGGCAATCTAGCCACCGGCGCTACACAGGGGTTGGGGCAGTACACCGCTGAGCGCGACGCGCTGAACAAAGACCAGGCGGAAGAACTGCAGCGTCAGGTACAGCTTGGCCAAATATCTCGCCAAGAAGCAGCGGATCTGTATCGTTATGGTGCGGGCGAGCACCGCGCAGATGTGCAAGCTGCCAAGGCGGTCGAGGTAGCCAAGATGCAAGAAGCCGCAGCGAATGCCCGTGACACCGCTCGTCTAGCTGCAATGAACAGATCTGCGCAGGTGATGGATAAGAACGCCTGGCTGTTCGCTAAAGATGCCTATGCCCGAGATGTAGCAAATAATGTCCCACCGAAGACGAGGGGCGAGTACTACCAGTTAGGGCTGGGCCAAGCTAACCAGCAAACAGGCATTATGGGGCTGCGGCAGGAAATGGGTGACCGAGCTACGCTGGCGAAGATATATAGCGAGGCGGAAAAGCAACAGCCCGGTAGCGGGGCTCGGGCGGTTCAGATGTATCAGATGGTCGGGTCAGGTGCCCCTACAGGGGGTAAAAACTACGGAGCACTACAATAACTATGGCGCGCGTGCACTACCTACCGGATGGCGGATACGTTACGGTTCCGGATAATATGTCGTGGGAGGAGGCTGACGCTAAAGCAATGCGGCAGTTTCCGGAGGCGTACGGCATCGCACAAAAACATGGGTTCTTCCCAGCCGCTTGGGCTGCGGGGCGCGAGAGTGTTGGGGCGGGTATCCGAGGGATAGGCAACCTTGCCGGTAGTGAAGGGATGCAACAGTATGGCGCGCAGATGATGGCGCCAGATCAAACCCCCGGCGCGTACCACCCGGTGACCGATGAAGAATCCAAAGCGGCTTGGCAGAAGGGTATCTTGCCGGGGCTAGGCACCGCATTTGAGCGCAATGTTTCTGAGCCTGTTGGGGGTATGGTCGGGCGCTATGCTATTCCGACCGCCGCCGGCGCCGCTGCGGCTTTGGCCGCCCCTGAAGCAGGTTTGTTCGGTCTTGGTGCGGCGGGTACGGCCGCGCTGGTTCGCGGCGCCGGTTTTATAGCCTCTGATTTCCCGATGGAGCAAGGGGAGAACGTTCAGCGCCAGCAGGAGGTTGCGCAACAAGCGCAAGCACAAGGACAGTCAGCTCCGCAATTCGATCAGACCAACACGATTATGGCTTCCTTGGCGCAAGCCGCTCTAATGCCTGTGCTCGGTAGTCTGGGCCCTGCCGGGGTGAAGTATTTCAAGTTGCTGGGGCCGAACTTGGCAGAAACAGCCACAGCGGTGGCCAACGGGCAGATGAGCACGAAAGCAGCGATCGCTACGCTTAATAGCACCGCCAAGAATATGCTAGTACGCACCGGTGAGGCCGCCGCTATTGGCGCCCCTATGATGGTGGGAACAGAAGCGCTGCGCGCCGCGCAGGCTGGTGAGGACTTAAGCAGCCCCGAAGAACAGGCACGCTTGGCTGAGAATCTGAAAGCCGCGGTAGCGTTCGCGCCGCTCGGTGGGGTGATGGGGGCATTCGCTCGTCGCCCACAGGTTAAGGCTGTTGAGCAGGCCGGGGCCCAGTTCGGCAAAACATGGGATGAAGCACAGGCGGAACAGGCCGGCCGTGTAGCGAAAGAGCAGGCGTTCCAAGCTACGCCACAAGGGGGGACACAGGATATGGGCTTCGGTGCTCCGAAGACACCTGTGCATCCTGATCTACCCCGTGAGCAGGCCGTGCTGGACTACCTGAAAAGCCAAAAGGCGCCGAAGTCGGACATCACCGCACAGCGAAATGTCATCAAGGAGCTGCAAGCAAATCCGATGCAACCAGCGGCTCCAGAAGAAGGCGCGCCACCTGTTGCGGGCAGAACTTTCTTCAACCTGGCTGGGATTGGTAACGCTGGTACGGGCAAGAAGATCCGCGAGCAATTTACCGGTACCCCACTGGATGATCCAGCAAAGATAGAAGCCTTGCAGCAAGCACTGATGGATCACGCCAACTCGAAACAAGCGCCTACCGGCGATGCGATGCGTCGGCTGACTACGACTATTGATGATCTGAACATCACCCTGCTGCGTAGTAAGTTCGACGAAGCGAATAAGCTGTATCAGACCACAGGCGACGAGGCCCCGCTGCGTGACATCCTGGCCAAGGCAAAAGACCAAAGTGCTCCTGTGTTGCAGCCAGAATTGCCGCTGGCGGAAGTGCCGCTGGCGGAAGTGCCGAAGGTAGCAGAGACCGTGCCGGTGGAAAAACCTGTTGAGGCGCCAAAAGCCGTAGAGTCAGCACCTGAAGAAGCCCCGAAAGCGGTGGAACCCGCTCCAGAGAAATCCGTTCCGGAGGAACGCGCGCCTGAAGAAGCGGCGCGGCCAACCAAACAGGCACCGGAAAGCGGTACCTCGCGCGAGGCTCGTTACAATAAGGAAGTGGAGTCCCAGTGGGAAGATATGCGGGATAACAGCCCGGACATCCCAGCATTCAAAGAGCTCGATCCTGATGTGCAGGACTCCCTGCATGCACAGATTCAAAGCAATAAAGAGTCCCCGGCGGTAGACGCGCGTGGCCGCCTGCGCCCAGAGAAAGTTGATCTGACCCCGGCGATGTTCAAGAAGGCCATGAAAGAGCATGCGGCTGCCGGCCGCCGGCAAGAGATCCAAGCCGAGCTGGGGCAGCACGACCCTGATGAGTTTATGTACCGCGAAGGCCAAGCCGGGGGACAAATTTCAAGGAAGGCGGACGTTGAACAGGCCGCGGCCGATCTAGCCGGGCCGGAGTGGAATAAGAACAAATTACAAGTTTACGAAACTCTGAACGATGTGCCGGCCGAAGAGCGCCGGCATTTCCAGGATACAACCACTGCAGTGTCGTTCCGCGGCAAGAAAGCGGTTATCGTCGCTGACCGGGTTACCAAAGGACAGGAGAAAGCGGTCATCCTGCATGAGGTCGGTGAGCACGTCGGTCTTGATGGTCTGGTCGGCCCAGCGAATGTTGTCAAGCTGGTTGCCGAAGTCCAGCGCTGGAAGACAGGTACCGCTCCGCTGGAACGTGAAGCTGCACTGGCTGCTGAGAAACGTATCCCAGCGGATACACCTGCAGATCTCCGCGGGAAGGAACTGATCGCCTACACCGCCGAAGAACTGCATGCTCGCGGGGTCACTCCACGCACAAATTCATTGGGGGGCCGGTTCCTGAGTTACATCCGCGATCTGGCCAAAGATGTTATGCGTCGTCTCGGGTTGGGTAAAGAACTGACTGGCCAGGATCTGGTTGACGTGCTGCACGGCGCGGTAGCGAAAGAGCTGCGCGCGCCCGGCGAAGAAGTCACCGGCAAAGAACCCGTCATGCCCTCAGTGAAACAGGCCGAGGAAGTACCGGCCAATGAGCCTACTGCTCGGGAAACCGAGGAAGGTCCACTCGGCGGTTCGCCGGAAGCGCGCAAAGCCTCAGTGCTAGATGGGGTTACCAGCGTTGCGCATGACATGGCTGATAAGTATCTCGGTTCCCGCGGTCATTCGGTGATCACCGATACATCCCATGTGTTGAAAAAACTGGTAGGCTCCTTGGAGTCGCTGGATGCCATTGTGCAGCGGGTGCAGCGTCACATGCCTTCGGCCAAAACATGGCGCGCAGGATTATCTGCGAAGGAAGCGACTCGCGGCGCGATCGAGCGCAAGTTTGAGGACGTAGCCCAGTTGGCAAACAAGCTGGACACCAAGCGACGTCTAGCCGTCGGTGACTTCCTGGCGCGTTCCTCGCTGGAGCAGAAGTGGGGGCACCAACCCGAAGGACTCGGCCGCACCGTGACAATCGATCCGAAGTTCGCCGCTGAGTTCAAGAGCTTCTCCCCAGAAGAGCAACAATTGATCGACCTCGTGTTCAAGACCAACGAAGAAATAGGTCAGATGCAGCGAGATGTGCTGGAGAAGCGCGGCGCGCAGGGTGTGTTTGCCCAGCGCCAGATGATGGAAGGACCGTACGTTCACTTGGAACGTAAAGGCGACTTTTTTGCCGAGCTGAAATCGCAAGCGTATTTGGACGCCGAGAAGGCCAAAAATAGAGCTTTGGTGCTTAAATTAAAATCGGACCCTACGCAGTATGTACTGCGAGGGTTTGATACCCCTGGCCAAGCGCATGAGTTCGCTCGCGCCAACAAGGGCAAGTTCGCTTCTGTCGATGCCTACGCTAAAAGTCCGCAGATCGAGGACCGTAGCACAATGAGCCCTCGGGTTCTGGAGCGCGTGCGGGCTGCCTTGGGGGTTGATGAGCATACCCCACTTGAAGTGCGCAAAGCGATGGAAGACAGCATCCGCTCACTATATCTCTCGACACTGGATAGAAACAGCGCGCAGCAGGCGAACCGGGCGCGGCTCGGTACCGCTGGGTGGGATGAGGATGTGATCAGTACGATGCTGAACCACGGCCGCGCACGGGCGGCATACATTGCCAACGTGGCCCACGGCGCGGAGATCAACCAAGCCTTCCACCAGATGCAGAATGAGATCGAACACCCAGAGACATTGCACCGTGTTGGGCAAGACGATTTCAACCTGATCGCCGCACACCATGTAGACAGCCTGAAGTATAACCCGACCCCGATCCAGGACGGCATTGTAGCAGCTACGTCGGCTATGCAGCTGGCTACCAGCCTGAGCTATCACTTGGCCAACTTCACCCAGACTGTCATGGTCCTACTCCCGAAACTGGCTGCGGACTTCAATGACTACCCCGGTGGGTGGAGGCATGTGGGAGTGGGGTACAAACAGATGATGGCGATCACGAAAGATTGGGGGATGACCATCGACCTCACCAAGATAAAAGACCAGAACCTGCGCGGCGCGTTAGAGCACGCAGCTAACCTACAGCTGTTGGATGTAGGTATGACAGAAGACTTGAAACACTTCGACCGCTTCACCACCGGCTACCGGCCGATCGACGCTACGAGCGGCCTGGCTGCCCGTGCGATCCACAAGCTGCGTCAAGTTTCCAGCGCGGTGGAGCGTTGGAACCGGGTTTCAGGTGCCACCGCGGCGTACAATATGGCTATCGAAAAAAAAATGTCCCCGATGGAAGCCAGAGAGTATATGGTCAACATCTTGAGGGAGACCCAAGGCGACTTTACTCACAGCGCTGCTCCATTGCTGCTGAAGAAGCTGCCTAAGGTTGTTGGGCAGTACAAGAAGTTCCAGCTGATGATGGCGGCATACTACACCAAGGCGTTTGTTGGAGCCTTCCGTGGAGCTACCGCGAATGAGCGAGAGATCGGTCGGCGCATGCTGGGATTCAAGCTGCTGCATACAGGTATTGCCAGCGGTGTGTTGGGCTTGCCCCTGATGAACCTCGCAGGGTTGGTATACGGCGCTGTTGGCGGCGGCTCGGACGATCTGGAGTCGAAGGGGCAGAAGTTGATTGGCGACAAGAACCTGGCCCAGTTATTGCTACACGGGTTCCCGTCCTTCGTCGGGCTGGATATGTCAGCGAAACTCGGTGATGATAATATTTTCAGTATCGCCCCGTATACACAGTTCGATCTCACCAGCAAGACCGGTGTAGCGAAGACTTTAGCTGGAATGGCTGGGCCGGGTGTGGGCCAGGCTGGGCGCATGGCGCAGGGTGTAGGTATGATCGGCCAAGGCGATATGTACAAAGGGGCTGAGAAGCTGATGCCGAAAGGGCTGGAGCAGGCCATGCAAGCGTTCCGCTTGGCTAATGATGGGTACACACTGAAGAATGGGGACCTGGTTGTTAAACCAGAAGATATCTCTGCGTTCGGTATTCTGCTGACTGCTGCGGGCCTGCCGTCCACCGAGGTAAAAGACCTACAAGACCAAGAGATCCGCCAATACAAGATAACGAAGTTCTATAACGATAAAAGCCGTGAGCTGGAGCATCAATATGTGCAAGCGTACAAGGCTAAGGATCAGGAAAAAATGAACGACCTGCGCGCGAAATGGATGGAGTTGCAGAAGAGCAAGGATGATCAGCGCGGGCAGTTTAAACAGTTGCCGGATATCCTGAAGCATCAACCTCTATCGACTCTGATATCCGCTCCGCAACGTGCGCAGCAACGCGAGATGAAATCCCGGCAGCAGTTCAACGCGTCCTAAATACGCGAACCCCGTACAGACCAGTCGTTTGGTCGATGCCGGTTTTGTATGAAACCTCTACCCCTAGCTGATCCGCGAGCTTGCGGATTTTGTGCATGTGGCCCCCCGCGTAAAGGACGGGGATAAAAAAACTGTCCCCTACGTCGAGCAGGCCGACAGGATACCGAACAGCGATGTGTTTCTTTACTGGCATGGTTCTTTTATTGCTGCTAGGCCCATCTCGTTCAGGCGCCACGTATATGCTTTTAATGGAAGCTCAGTTGGAGTCAAATACCCGGATAGGCTGATAGTCGTCCAAGGGTAAGGGCTTTCAGAAGTGGCGACAGTGTGACGCCACTGTGCAATTGCGTGTGGACCTACCTCATCCATCCCAAAATTCATGAGCCAACTTACAGCTAATTCACGTGGGCTCATAAACTCTTGCGCCTTCAAGGTTCCGCAATCCTAGCGCTAACAACAGATGCGCCTCCGCCCCCGGTGAACCACTTCTCCCCAGCAAACCGACGCTTATGGCCCCATCACCCTTATCAATAACCCATGCCAAGTTGTGCGCATCACCGAACTGACCGGCCTCGATATTATCAGCTAAATTACGCAATCCAGCAACGACGTTGTTCGCATCGTCTTCAGGGAATTTAACTACGTTAAGATGATTCATGATCGTCTCCTTTTATTGCGGCTAGACCTACTTCGGTCAAATAACAAAGTAACTCACTGCTCGTACCCCGACACTGCGCAACATAATCCGCACCTATCAATGAGACTAACGTATCAACACCAACAGAGAGCGCCTCTTTTATGAGGACCCGCTCGGTTCCAAACTTCATCAGCCAGATAGCTGCAGCTTCACGCGGGCTCATACCCCGACCTCCTCTAATATCGCCCCTAACCCTTCACCGGTGACTTTGAACACCAGCGCTTTAACCGGCCCCGTAATTACCCCAGTATTGCTACCCATACGTTTACTCTCCATACCGACGAATTGCTTATCATGCATGCAGTGCGCCAGGAAATCAACATATGAATGCGAACGCTTGATGCAGTAAGTCTTTAGTTCGTGTTGCGCAATATACAACCGCTGTGTATCTTTCTCCCAGCGGATGACCAGCTTGTTGCGGGCTTCGCGTTCAGTCTTGCGGCCATACAAAGATGCAGTGGCTGGGCTAACCGCAGCTGCGTGGGCTACGTTCGCATCTGGGATAATGATATTTGCATAGTTCTCGTTGATGAAATCACCAAGCAGATTTTCATGTGAGACTACATGCTCCGCGGCGCTCTTCCTGATCGCTTTCATATGTTCCAGCCATACAGCATAAAGTCGTTCGCCATCGTAAGCGCGTAGCAAGCCTAATTCACGCTGCAAGATACTCAGCGCTGCAAACATCGTAGAGGTCAGCCCCACCCAGTTGCGCTCACTGCTCACACTATTGAACTGCTTCGAGAACCGTACACGCTCGGCATCTACACGCGCTTGCAGCGACTCTTCATGCATCACCAACCACTTGGCGAATATCGGACCTGCATGCCCGTAATTTTTCATCACAATACCAAAATGGTCCTCCCCAGCCACAACATTCTGCAGCGGGGCGAATGATACTTCAACCAGCCGGGCAAACTCGCCTGCAGCGTTAGTTTTGAATGAACTCAACACGTCACTGATGTAGCGGTTACCGGTTGAGAAAAATGTATTATTGCGGCGGTCTGTGTTGACTATCTCTGTTGATCCACTGGTCAGGCGAAGCTTCTCGCGCCCTTGGGATTGTGCGTAAGCCAATTGGCTTAACTTATCTGCAGGCAAGTTGGTGATCTCGTCCTGTGTTACTGCGACGCTGTTGAACACCACCCGGCGTTTCTCTACTGCGTTTACTGTATCTGTCACTGTCATAGCCATCGCCGTCGGGTCGCCCCAGATACTATTCATCACCCGTGTCAGCGTGGTCTTGCCGGTGCCTGAATGTGAACTGACCAGATGCACCCACACAGGATCTTCATAGGTGTAGTGATTCAGCATTGAGCCGAAGGCCGCCAGCAGGCAGCATGCATACAGCTCTGACCCTGGCGCAGCATAACGGGAAGCTACGGACTCCCATGCCTCCAGTGTTCCGCTAGTCTTCAACATATTAGCCGCAGTAGCGGCTTTCGCTGCGGGCGGGCAGTACTGCAACCCCGCCTTAGTAAACATCGTGCGCCCCCACACGATCCCCTTCCTGTCTTCTGTCCAACCCATCTGTGTCCGGGCAATTTCTGTCGGCTTTTCAGCCTGCATCTGCTTCACCATCCGAGTGAGATATATCCCGATCCGGTTCATCTGGTCTTTGCCGGCGGCTACGCCATAGAACCCAAGTTTATCTTTCATACGTTCGATTGATTGTGCATCGGCCAATGGCATCAGAATCTCGCGGAGCCCATCCTGCGGCAGTGCCAGGTGGATCACCAGCGTGTCCCCCTTCTCAGGGTCTTTTAACAACCGCACCACATCCAGGTTGTATTCATAGATCAAGACCGGCTCGCCGGACTCCCCATCAGGCCCTTTAGGCCCTTGAGCGTAAATACCCCCGTTGATCCCGCGGAAATATGGGAAAGGCAGCTCCGGGAGTATCTCCGCAGCAGTCAACCCTTCGACAGGCAGGCCGGCCTGCTCCACGCTGCGCGCTACCACGATCGGTTCCGTTGCTGGTACTCCGACCTTGCCTAGTTGCAGCGGATTCGTTATCTTGCCGCGGTGCGGACAGTCAGCGCAGCGTTCGCTGCCAGCCTGTTCTGCATAAGTCTGGCAGTTATAGGGGCCTTTGATCTCAGCGGCTTTCTTTTCAGTGGCTTCGATCGAATACTCGGGGTGCCCCTTCGATATAGCATGGATCGCCTTGTCGTTATCTTCACAGAACTTAGCGGTCGAGAGCACTGAGCGCCACAAAGGTTCTGTTGTCTCGGCTGGGTGCTGGGCCGCGTAAGCGATATGCGCGCAACCATTCCCACCCAGACTTCTCATTAGTATCTTTTTGAAGTTACTGGTGGTGTTGCCGGCCAGCGCGGCGGTGAGCGCATCTACCGGGCCGCGGGTCACTGGAACTTGGGGTTTCTCGTGGAATCCATTAATCCCTACCTCGCCACAAGCGGCTTGTATACGATCGCGCAACAGCTCCCAGTCGTTGATACCACCAGTGGTTACGACTCCGACCTCCAAGGGATTCTCAGGGTCTTTGAAGTTCAACGTGCCGGGGATACGCAGAATACGCGTGGCGTCCGTGCTGCAGCCGGGGTCCTTGATCTTGAGCCCTGAAGTCGCGCTGAGCTCCACCAATCGGGCGGCATAGGTGCGCCATAGGGGCATCAGTATAGGGGTGGCCAGCGGCCAGTAGACGTGCCAGCCGCGTCCGGAGTTCACAATCCAGGGCTTGGGTAGCTGAGTCTTCCTGCAGAAGGCGCGCAGAGCGTCCAGGCCTTCTTCCTGTGTCTTGTAGGGGGCATCAACCCCGCAATCGAGGTCGATCCAGAATGATTTAACGTAGTGCACGTCGGCCTTGGTACGGCCCGAAGCGTTTGTGTAGGAGGCACAGCCGAAATATGCGTCAGCGCCAGCAGCGACCAGCCTGGGAACAAGTGTCTTAAATT